ACGGCGGCGACATCGGCCCGGCCTGGTCCGGCGCGACGTCCGACCTGCAGCGCATGGTCCAGAACATGGCCGCCTCCAAGTTCGGCTGGAGCGGTGGCCAGTGGGCCGCGCTGAACTGGCTGGTCTCGCACGAGTCGAGCTGGAANCCGAACGCGAAGAACCCGACGNNCNNNGCTTACGGTCTCTTNCAGTTCCTCGACGGCACCTGGGGTCCGTACGGCAAGAAGACCTCGGACCCGAACAAGCAGGCGATGTACGGCCTGGAGTACATCAAGGACCGGTACGGCAGCCCGGCGGCGGCCAAGGCCTTCTGGGAGGGCCACCACTGGTACGCCGATGGCGGCGTCGTGGGCGAGGGTAACGGGGCGCAGGTAGGCGGCCTGCCGGACAACGGTACGATGATGTACGACAACGGTGGGTACCTTCCCCCGGGTCTGACCACGGTGGTCAACCTGACCGGGAAGCCCGAGCCCGTCTTCACCGCCCAGCAGTTCGAGGGCATGCGTGGCGGCGGCGCGGGGATCCACTACGAGCCGCACTTCAACGCCTCCGACCTCACTGCCGACGACGTCATGGACGACTTCCGCTTCGAGGTCCGGCGTCTCAAGCGAGGGAGCTGACATGGCCACAACGCTGGACGAGCACCAGTTCGAGATCCTGAGCGAGACCGCCGACACCGGGGTCGCGTTCGGGATCGGGCTGGACGTCTCCTGCGACGCCACCGGCTTCGACCCGGGATCCAACGACTGGCTGATCCAGGACCAGCAGGACCCGTTCTCCGGCGCGACGCGCATGGGGCGGGACGTTCAAACGGGCTCGACCTTCACCTGGTCGCTGCACGTGAACAAGGACGACGAGGAGGGCGCGCTGGACGCTCTCGACGCGCTGGCCGACGCCTGGGCGCCCGAGGGGCTGAGCAGCGCCGACGCGATGGTCCTGCGCTACCGCATCGGTGGCCGGACCCGTCGCGTCTATGGCCGGCCTCGCCGCTTCGCCTCGACGCCCGACAACCGCATCCTCGGCGGCATGATCCCGGTCACCGCCGACTTCAAGCGCGTCGACCCGCTCTTCTACGACGACAGCCCGGAGAGCATCACGCTCGGCGTCGCGTACGAGTCCGAGGGCGGCTTCATCTTCCCGGTGACCTTCCCCGTCATGACCCTGCCAGGCGGCTACCACCCGGGCGAGGCCTTCGTGTCCGGCCGCCGCAAGACCTGGCCGATCATCCGGCTGGACGGCCCGCTGGTCAACCCGCAGATCCAGACGGCGGACTGGAACCTCAACCTCACCCTCACGCTGAACGAGGGGCACTACGTCGAGATCGACACGCGCCCGTGGAAGCGCACGATCACCCTCGACGGCACGAGCTCCATTCCCGGAGCGATCAACGTGCAGACTCGTCTGCGCGACCTGTTCCTCTCGCCCGGCCACCAGAGCTTCGGCTTCCGGGCGATTTCGGATACGGGCACCGGATCAGCTACGATTAGCTGGTACCCCGCATACGCAAGTCTCTGATGGAGGAATCGTGGGATTCACCTCGGCACCCTGGGCCCTAGACGGCGCCCGCACCCCAGCGAGCATCGCTCGTCTGGCAGCTCGGTCTGCCGTGAAGGAGTCCGGCATCATCAACCCGGGCGACCTTAAGGTCCTCCCGCTCTCCACGCCCGGCGACGGGGTCCGCATCTCGTCCGGCGGCGCCGTGCTCGAGAACCGGTACGAGCTCGACGTGAACCAGGCCTACGTGGTGGAGGCGATCTCCGAGGAGATCGTCGGCGCCGATGAGAACTTCACCGGGATCATCGGCCAGGGCACCACGAAGTCCCACCTGATCTGCGTCAGCATCGGCGACCCGAATTACTCGATGTCCGGCCACCCCTGGCTGAACTCCGGCAACGACCCGGCCGACAGCACCGAGGCGCTGGACTACCAGTACGTCCGGGCGTGGGTGATCAAGGACGTCCCGTCGACCACCGTGCGCATCGAGGACCTCGGCGCCCCACCGACCTACCCGGTCTACGCGCTGGCTCGTATCGACGTCCCGAACGGCTCCGGCTCGATCACCTCGGGCATGATCGTCGACCTCCGGAACGTCGTGAACGCGCGCACGAAGACCGCGCAGAACAACGTGGGCGTTTCAACGCCCGACACGCTCAGCGTCGCGACGGCGTTCGTCTACGAGACCTGGCCGGACAACTCCGAGTTCAGCGTCTACGTGCCGAAGTGGGCCACCAAGGTCTACACCACCGGCTACATCCAGGGCTTCGTCCAGGGCTCGGACCTCGACGTCGACGCCCCGATGCGGATCGAGATGCGCACGTCCGGCGGCNCCTTCGTGGCNGCCTGCNNGCCAGAGCGTCTACCACACCGAGGCGGCGTACCTGCCGAAGGGCACCGACAAGAACATCCTCCTGTCCGGCCCGATCTCGATCCCGCTGGCCAACCGGGGCACGACCTGCAAGTTCTCCATCGCCGCGTCGCTGTCCAGCACGGCGCAGAACAACCGGCTCGGCACCACGACCCGCACCTCGACGGGCATCACGCTGAGGTTCGTCGAAGAGGCGGTCTGACGTGTCGGGGGACTGGCGCTACATCCTCCAGGCGATCGACGGCTCCGGCAACCCCGGGGCCATCCTTCACCCGGAGCTGCCGCTGTCCGGCGTCAGCGTGACCACGGCCGTCAACGCCACCGACGAGCTGAAGGCCACCCTCACGCCGTACTCGCCGGCCATCAAGGACCTGCTCACCGAGTGGGGAGCCTGCATCTGGGCTGAGGCCTCCGGCAAGATCCGTGGCGGCGGCATCCTCGTCCACAAGGAGACGCAGGGGTCGGCCATCCAGCTCGAGTGCATGGGGCTGCACGGCTACGCCTACGGGCTGCCGTACACCGACCTGACCAGCTACAACGGCGTCGAGATCGACCCGCTGGACGGCTACAGGCAGATCTGGACCCACATCCAGTCGCAGCCGGGCGGGAACATCGGCCTGCAGATCCCGGACACGAAGACCGGCCTCAAGATCGGCGTCGCCATGACGCAGGGCGAGTTCGACACGGTCAACGGTCCGCTGACGTACGAGTCCGGCCCGTACTCGCTGAACTGGTGGGACACCCACGACCTAGGCAAGGCGATCGACGACCTGCGGTCCGACACGCCCTTCGACTTCCGCGAGCGCCACGAGTGGGACGGCAACACGATCGAGCACTTCATCGACCTGGCCTACCCGCGTTTCAACAGGCGAGCCATCGGTGTGCGCTTCGTCGTCGGCGAGAACGTCATCGTCCAGCCCTCCGTGGAGAACAGCGGGGACGACTGGGCGTCCGAACTCGAGCTCCTCGGGTCGGGCGAGGGGCGCACTATGGTGCGAGGCTACGCCTCGTTCCCGCGTGGTGGTCGGCTGCGTCGCGTCTCGGTCGTCGAGGACAAGGCGATCAAGGACTTCAAGGTCGCGAACACCCGGGCGTACAACCTGCTGAAGGCCCAGGTCGAGATCGGTGACATCACGTCGCTGACCGTGCTGGACCACCCGCTCGCTCCGATGGGCAGCGTCCTGGCGGGCGACGAGATCTTCATCTCCCTGGACTATGACTGGCAGGAGGGCGAGGGGTTCTGGGTCCGCATCCAGAGCATCGAGTTCTCGCCCGACGAGGGCAACAACTACGTGCTGACGGTGGTACGCAGCGACAAGGTAGCATAGGGCCATGCCCGCATCCCCGCTGCGTGACCTCGCCAAGCAGGTCGCCGACCTTGACCGGCGCGTCCGGTCGAAGGGGTCGACCAGCCAGCTCGCCAACGCCGCCATCGAGAGCGGCGCCCTTCGCGCGTTCGAGGGTGCCAGCCAGACGATGACGATCGGCCGCCAGTGGGATGGCACCTACAGCGCCTCGGTGATGAACGGCCCGACGCCGCCGACCCCGACCGCCGCCACGGCAGTCGAAGGCACCGAGGCGGCCACGCTGATCTGGGACGGGACCTTCGAGGGTGGCGCCATCCTCCCGATGGACTTCCTCCGCGTCGACTTCCACGTCAGCCCGATCGCTGGCTTCACGCCTGACCACACGAACCGCTACGGCACGCTCGTCTCGCCCACCGGCGGCAGCATCCCGGTCAGCCTGCCGTACGGGACCTACTACTGCAAGCTGGTCTGCTGGTCGCAGGCTGGCGTCGTCTCGTCGCCGTCGGCCCAGCTCGAGTTCGACGTCTTCCCGATCGAGGTCAGCACCGACGGCTTCGCGCCCGCGAGCTCGCCGGACCCGTACGTGGTGGCCGGCATCGACGCGATGTATGTCCGCTGGACCGCGATCACCAACGCCGACCCGGTCTGGTACGACGTCCACGTCAGCGAGACGCTGGGCTTCACCCCGGACTCGACCACCTTCTCCGGGACGACGCAGGCGAGCCAGTTCACCGTCAAGCAGCTCCCCGGTCCCGAGCCTGCCGACGACGAGGAAGACCCGCGCAAGCTGCAGTACGAGACGCCGTACTACGTCCGCGTCATCGCGCGTGACGACGACGGCTCGGCCGCGCCCAGCCTCCAGGCTGTCGGCGGCATCTTCCACGTCACCGGCATCAACATGGCGGCCGACACGATCACCGCTGCCAACATCGCGACTGGCACNCTGACCGGNGAGCTNTTCTCGGTNACCGTGATCTACGCGGGCACCTTCAAGACGGCCGAGGACGGCCAGCGCGTTGAAACGGGCATCGGCGGCATCCAGGGCTACAAGTCCGACGGCTCGCTGATGATCAACTTCCCGACGGACCCGAGCCAGACCGCGCTCATCGACGCCCAGATCATCGCCCGGGGCATGACCGCCACCGGGCCGGTCGTCCTGCGCTCGGACTCCAACTCGGTCGACACCGGCGGCGTGCTCAAGCTCGGCAACGGCATCACCGATCCGCTGGTGTCGCCGACGCTGTCCATCAGCTACAACTCCCGGCTGACGAGCACCGAGACGCTGACCACCGCGCAGAAGACCGGCTCGCTGGGCACGTTCGACCTGATCCCGACCGAGGTCTCCTGCATCGAGTGGAAGAGCGCCGTCGACACCTGGGTCGTCCACCAGATCCGGCCGGGCGGCACGCGCGCCTGGTTCTTCGACTACGACGGCAACCCGGTCACCTGGTCTGGCGGCGCCTACTTCGCCGACTACGTGAACTGGGAGATCTGGTCGGTCATCGAGATCACCACGAGCTCGGCGCCGAAGAACGGCGTGTACCGCATGGCGCGCTGGATCCCGTCCGGCGGGGCGCAGCAGTACTACCTCTGGTCGCCGGCCGGGCTGAACAAGTACTCTCGCGCGAACGGCGCGGCCCCGCCGGTGGTCGGCAGCAATGGCACGGACGTCTACGTGGCCGAGGTGGTCAACACCGACGACCTGCAGATCCGCTACTACGTGCCAAACGGCGACCAGAACAACCTGTCCGCCCCAATCGCTACGTACACGTCGACTACCGGGTACAACGTCAACCGCCCGCTGTCGACGGTCTTCTACGACGCCAACGGCTTCGACACCGGCTTCGGCACGCCTCGCTATCTGACGGCCGAGCGCGGCTCCAGCTCCACGAACAAGCTGCTGAACGTCTCGGGCACCTCGCTGTACCCGGGCGGCTCCGGCAACAACTGGGCGTCGAGCACCAAGGATGCGGAGACCTTCGAGGTCGCGACGTCGAACCCGCGCTGCGTGGCCTGGATGCCGGAGGACCAGCAGTTCTGGACCTACGGCGGCGACGGCTACCTGCGCGAGCACACCGACGTGAAGTGGGATCCGTCCACGACCTCTTCGACCTTCTGGGCTCAGGTCACGTACTACGACAGCAACACCACCGGTGGCACGCACGAGACGAAGCCCAGCCCGGCGCGCTCGGTCACCTGGCCGCGCCGTTCAAACGTGACCGTCTACCTGCCGCCGATCCCTGGCTCGGG